GGCAGGTTTGACCGCCGCTACATTGAACTTTGCAACATTTACGACCATTGAAGAGCCGACAATCGAAGATAAATTGGCTTTGGCTAAATGGTCGAACTTGCAAAACGAACGCTTCCTTTACGTTGGCTGGGGTAAAGAAGCCGCTGCATTGCAGGCAGGTAATACAACATCTTTCGGTGCGAAGCTGAAAGAATCCCAATATTCAGGCGCAACCGCTGTTTATGGCGGCTTGGATAAAGCGGCGTTCCTTTGTGGCGCGATTGCTTCTATCGATTTCAGTGAACGCGAAGGCCGTATTACCGTTGCTTTCAAAGGTCAATCAGGCTTGGAAGTTGACGTAAACGATGCAACCGAAGCGCAAAACCTGAAAGACAACGGCTATAACTTCTATGGCGCATGGGCGACGGCTAACGACCGCTTCTTGTTCATGTATCCCGGCCAAATGACTGGCAAATGGAAATGGCTTGATAACTACGTCAACCAAATCCGCCTGAACAGCCAGTTACAGCTTGCACTGATGACTATGCTTACTTCTGCCAAGTCTATGCCATATAACGCTGTCGGCCGCGCGTTGCACCGCGCCGCGTGTCAAGACGCCATTGATGAAGCGTTGAACTTCGGTTCTATCCGTGCAGGCGTTGACCTGTCGGAGCAACAACGCGCAATCATCAACAACGAGGCTGGTGTAGATGCCGCTACTCAAATCGAGGCGCGCGGCTATTATCTGTATGTCGGAAAAGTTTCCGCGCAAACACGCGGCAATCGTGAATCAATGCCGATTAAGCTGTGGTACACCGATGGCGGTAGCGTTCACGCTGTCAATATGGGTTCTATCAACATTCTGTAATTTACAGGCCGTCTGAAAACAGGCGGCCTAATTTTTTGAGGTAACAACATGGCACAAATCGCACCTAAAACCCTTACTTCTGCCAACAGTGTTTTGCTGTGGAAAGCTAAGGGCTATACCGACCACTTTGTCCAAGCGCAAGGCTATAAGACAGATTCAGCGTTTGACTTTTCAGACGCAACCATCGGCGAGACCGTGATGGGCGTGGATGGCATTCAGTCCGGCGCATATATTCAACATGAACACCAACTGACTATCACTTTTGAAGCAAACAGCCCTACACGCGCCCACTTTGCCAAGATGTACGAGCGCATGACTGAGCAGATGGAAACATTCCCGTTTGAGTTTCAGGTGGATATTCCATCATTGGGCGTTCGCCGTATTGCCAAAGGCTTCATGATTAATCTGGCTGGATTCAGTGCTAAAAAACACATGGATGCCGGTAGTTATACATTCAACTTGGGCGTAGTGACTGAAGAGGAAATTTCCTAATGTCTTTAAAAACCAAAACCGTAACGATCGAAAAAGGCCGCGACAAAGGTAAGAAGTTTGAAATTACCGAAATGCCGGCGGCGAAGATTGATAACTGGGCAATGCGTGTCTTGCTGGCTTTGGCTGGTGCAGGCATTGATGTTGCAGAAGCTAATGAGGGCATGATGGGCTTGGCTAAAGTGGCATTTGCCGCTTTGGGTAAGATTCCGCCTGCTATTGCTGTTCCGCTGTTGGATGAATTGCTGGAATGTGTGCAATTCATTCCTGCTGGTGGTTCGCCCCGCCCGCTTGATTTGGAATTGGGCGATGTAGAGGACTTTACCAATCTTTGGATGTTCCGAAAGGAGGTATTCAATCTGCACATTGATTTTTTGCAACAAGGGGCTGGCCTGAGTTAGGCGGTGGCGGTTATGGCGCGGATATGGAGTATTTAAACCTGTCCGCGCTTATCGGCGGCTTAATTTCAAGCCGTCTTTGCACTTTGCACGAATTGCAGACGGTTTATAGCTTGGAAGATGCTTTGAATCTATGGGAGGTTCTGAGTGTTGACGGCTACAACCGACAGCAACAAGAGAAACGGCGACAGGCCGTCTGAAAGGTTTGATTATGGCGACTGTTATAGACACGTTATTTCTTGAGCTTGGTATCGATTCTTCCAAGTTTTCAGGCGAAGCGGCGAAAGCAGAAAAGCAGTACGACCGCTTAGAGCGTTCTGTTTCAAAGGTTGAGAAAGCGGAAAAGAACGCCGCGAAAACAACCAAAGAAAACAGCGAGGCACGGCGCAAGAGCGTAGTAGATACGCAAAAAGCTGATGCCTCAATGCAAGGCTTGCTAAAGACCGTAAACGCTTCTATTAAGGGCTTTGCGGCCTTTACAGGCTTACTGCTTGGCGCAAGTGGGCTGTCAAAGCTGGCACTAGACGCGGCGAAAGCAAACCGCGAACTAGACACGACTGCTAAAAATCTTGGCATGGCGCGTAAGGAATTGAGCGCGTGGCAAGGTGCGGCAGAGATGGCCGGTGAGAGTGCCAACGGCATGAGCGGTTACATGAAAACCCTGTCAGGCGATATGCAAAGCCTGATTATGATGGGCGACACGTCCGTCTTGCCGTATTTCAACGCTTTGGGCGTTTCTTTGCTTGATAGCACTGGCAAAGCCCGAAAACTTGATGATGTAATGCTTGATTTGGCAGACCGATTCAGCACAATGGATCGCAAACAAGCCTACACACTAGCCCAACAAATGGGCATTGATGACGGTACATTTAACACGCTTTCACGCGGCCGCGCCGAAATAGAGCGTATGCTTGAGATTCAGCGCGATATGTACCACTCAAGCGAAGCGGATATTGAAAACTCGCGCAAACTTGCAGAAGCACGAGCCGTCTTAAATGCACGGTGGGAAAGTCTGAAGCTGATGATAGGCAATGCCTTGATTCCAGTGTTGACAACGCTCACAGAGATTGTGAGCGGCTTTGTAGGCTTCTTGGTTAAGCATGAACACGTCACGAAAGGCGTGTTTCTTGGTATTGCTACGGCTATCGGCGTGTTTCTTGTCCCAATGCTGGTTACAGCAACGGCGGCGGTGTTCGCCTTTATCGCGCCGTTTACACCGTTAATTGCAGCGGTTACAGGCTTGGCCGCAGCGTTTGGCTTGTTGTATGACGACTATAAAACTTGGGCAGAGGGTGGTAAATCCCTATTTGATTGGGGCCGCTTTACCAGTTATATCAACAGTTCCAAAGTTTCCACTGATTCGCTTGGCAAGTCGTTCATCTACCTGACGACTGGCTATACAAGCTGGTCGGAAGCCGCAAACGGTATGCTTGATTGGATGAGGCTCAAAGGCTTCATTGATGGCAATACCGTGTCTGTCGGTTCGCTGATGAACGGCTTTAAAAACCTTGCTTCTGAACTGTCAGACGGCCTTATGCCGTATCTGATGGATATTGTCGAAATCTTCAACCGATTGAAAGAGGGAGACTTTTCAGGCGCGGGCGAAGCGGTCAAGGTGGCATTTAACCGCCGATGGGAGGCTGTAAAGTCATTCGCAGGCGCGGCATGGGATAGGGTTACCGGCACTGTTGACGTAGCAACTGGCCATAATGTCGGCACGTTATCAGGCAATAACACTGCCGGCACATCATCAGGCAGTAATAACTCTGTCGATAATATGGTTTCAGGCATTGATGACAAAGTATCTAAAGCCGCTGCTTTTGCCGTTACCCATGCGGCAAAACGGAGCCTTAAACAGTGCGCGCTATATGTCAATAACGCGTTACGAGCGCAGGGCATTCGTAGTAGTGGCAATGGCGTAGATGTTGCTAGTAACCTGCTTAAAAGCGGTCAAGGTTTCCATCAAGTTGCATATAGCAAGGATTATGTGCCTCAGATTGGCGATGTAATGAGTATGAAATCAAACTCAAAATCTGGCCATAACTGGGGGCATGTTGCTATTTACACTGAAAAAGGATGGGTTTCAGACTTTAGACAGGGCGAGAAGTACGGCAACACTGGAGCGGCAAACGCGCAATATTGGAAAGAAATCCAAAGCGGAAGAATCGTTCCTGTTATCGCGCGTAGAGGCGGTGGTGGCGGTGTAGCAAGGCCATCTATTGCCGTTACAGGTAAAGAAGATTGGCTGAACAAAATCAACGCCAAAGACACCGTTTCAAATGCCGATTCCCGGCTGTCTGCTGTAAGTCAGAAGTATGGTATTCCGCAGCACATGCTTTATTCTGTATGGGCGCAGGAAAGCCGCAAGGGCAACATGAAGAAATCATCTGCTGCTGGGGCGAAAGGTCATTTCCAGTTTATGCCCGGCACGGCTAAGGCTTACGGTATATCAGGCAGGGAATGGGACTTTGACGCATCGAGCGATGCAGCAGCGCGTTATTTCCAATGGTTGCTGAAGCACTACAACGGAGACCATAACAAAGCCCTTGCAGCGTATAACTGGGGTAATGGCAACCTAGACCAAGCCATTAAACGCTATGGCAATGACTGGCTGTCTCATGCACCGAAAGAAACGCAGGGATATGTGAGCAGCATTAACAAAATGATGGCTTACAAAGGCAAAGGCGGCATGATGTCTAGACCTTTGGGCGGTCAGGCTGTTGTGCAGAATCTCAGCGACCAACAGGGGCGCATTAACGCTTCACGAGGCGCGGCGAATCCTCATAACGTCAGCAATACCCAAAACACGCAAATCACGGTTAATGGCGGTATCAACGTCCAAACCAGTGCAAGCACCGTTCAGGGGAATGTACAAGATGCTATGGACGGATTGAACAGCCGTGCCGGGCAATATGCTTTTGCTCAAATGTAGAACTAGGCAATAAAGGCCGTCTGAAAAGGCGGCTTTTGTTGTTTCTGAGGTAAAGATATGAAGTGGAATAGTGTCGGAATCCCTAACGTTCCAAAGATACCGGCGAATATCGGCAATGCCCTGATTAGCTTCGGCGGTGCGCAACTGATTAACTTGGTTTTCGGCGAAAAATGGGGAATCTTCAATCAGCGCGGTATTCCGCTATTACTGGCAGACAACGTTGCTTCTGTACGGTATGAAAACAAATCATCTGTCGTAAATTCCCCTATCGAAAACGGGAGTTTTACGAGCTACAACAAGGTAAACGAGCCTTTTAAAGCCAGTGTAATGATGACAAAGGCGACTGGCGGCGTAGTGCAGCGCGGCGCGTTTTTGGCGTTATTAAGCACGTTCGCCAACTCAACCGATTTATTTATGATTATCACGCCTGAAGCCGTATATCCGAACTGCTCAATCACTGGTTACGACTATGTGCGAGAAGCTGGAAACGGTGCGCGGATGATTAAGGTCAATATCCACTTTCAAGAGGTGCGTTTGGCAAAGGTTGAGTATAAAAAGACAAAATCGGAAGCAGGATTGCAGGCTGATGGTGGAAAGGTGCAGGCGAAAGAAGCACCGACAGCAACGCCGCCAGAGCCGGTAAAGGAATCCGTGCTTTCTCAAATTGCAACAAAAGTTACAGGGGGTTGATATGAAAGTTTACACAATCCCTATTTCAGACGAGCGGTCGCAAAAAGTAACAACAACGCTTGGCCAGCAAGTAGTTGATATTGTGCTGACAATGCGATTGGGTAAGTTATACGCCGATATAAAGGCAAACCGTGTGCCGGTAGTGAGTGGGCGTGTTTGTTTGAATGGCGAGCCTATCGTAAACGAGGCTTTCCGCCCTTTTGAGGGGGAATTGTACTTTGAGGATTTGCAAGGCAACGATGACCCTGTTTTCGGGGGCCTTGGCAAACGTTACGTCTTAAGGTGGGTAAAAAATGCCTAGTCTGAAAGAGAAACGAATCAAGGTGACAATCATCTTGTCAGGCGAAGATAAAGACTTTGACGGAGACGGAAACAATACGCTTGTTTTTGACGGCCTACGGACTGAATGTCGTATCAATTACGGCAACGGCTCAGTCATGCCGACCGCAAACATTCGCATTTTTGGCTTGCATTTAAGCAATATGCTGGCATTGCTTAGGGTGCAATGGAACACAAAAGAGGCTTTACAAAACCTGATCCAAATCGAAGCAGGCGATGATGACAAAATGTCTGTCGTCTATAAAGGCAATATCACATTTGCGAAGCCTGATTTCAGTTCCGCGCCCAATGTCTGCCTGAATATTGAGAGCAGCACTGGCTACTACCATCAAATCGTACCGACACCGCCACGAAGTTTCGAGGGCGAGATAGACGTAGCGGAGGCTATATCTCAACTTGCAACCGATATGGGCATGAGCTTTGAGAATAACGGCGTAACGGCGAAATTGAGTAACCAATACCTGCCTGATTCCGCTTTGGGTAAGGTGCAGATGTTGGCGAAAGATGCAGACTTGGACTTGTATATCGATAACGACACAATCGCAATCGCGCCGAAAGGCGATCCGCGCATGGTTGACGTGCCTGTTATTCGTCCTAGTACAGGGCTTATCGGTTATCCGATACCCGACCAAATAGGCGTTCAGTTCTCATGCCTTTATGACCCTGCCTTGCGTTTTGGTGGCTTGGTTGAGATTGAGGACAGCATTATCCCTACCTGTAACGGCAAATGGCGCGTTTTCGGTATGAATATCACGCTTGAATCATTCAGCCCTAGCGGTAAGTGGGAAGTGTTTATTAAAGCGGCTCACGCGGAAAGCGAGACGGTACATGTCGCAAAGTAGATTAGGCTTTGAACAGCCTGGGCAACGAGGCGGGCAGGGCGAGATAGGCTATATCGTTGAAAGTATCCTGTCGAGGCTTCAGACGGTAACGCTTGTGAAAGTCGTGGCTGTAAAAGGCGGTGGGTTAGCCCCAGTCGGCATGGTTGACGTTCAGCCGCTTGTTTCTCAGATAGATGGTAGCGGCGGCGTTATTCCTCATGGGGTAATCTTCAACGTGCCTTATATGCGCTTGCAAGGCGGTGGTAATGCTGTCGTTATTGACCCTCAAGTCGGAGATATTGGAATGTGCGGTTTTTGCAGCCGTGATATTTCGAGCGTGAAGGCGAATAAAGCCGCTTCACCGCCTCAAAGCAAACGCCGTTTTGATTATTCAGACGGCCTTTATTTTGGCGGCTTTCTGAACGGTACACCAAGCCAATACATCATGTTTTCAGGCGGTGGAATCAAAATCTTTTCCCCTACCGGCATTGAACTGGAAGCCCCGAAAACAACCATCAAATCACCTACCGTGCAGATTGATGGCAACACCACTCAGAACGGCAGTTTTTCGCAAACAGGCGGCGGCGCGGCTTCGTTTTCAGGCAGTTTGACAGCAGAGGGGAAGATTGAATCAAAAAAAGAA